CAGAACTTAGGTGAGTTGGAAGACGTTAAGTACTTTGAGAAGAAACTATATAAATCATTAAACGTTCCTGTGTCTAGGCTTGATCCAAACAGTTCTGGCTTCTCATTAGGCCGTGTTGGTGAAATTACTCGTGACGAATTGAAATTCTCTAAGTTTGTCGGTCGTCTACGTAGCAAGTTTTCAGACTTGTTTGACCAATGTTTAAAAGCGCAATGTGTACTTAAAGGTATCTGTACTCTTGAAGAATGGAACGAATTCAAAGAACACATCCACTATAACTTCATTAAAGACAACAACTTCACTGAGCTTAAAGAAGCTGAGTTGATGCAACAAAGATTGTCGTTGTTGGGTTCAGTTGATCCGTATACAGGCCGTTATTTCTCTCAAGCATGGATTCAACGTAACGTATTGCGTTTGAATGACGATGAAATTAAAGTCATGCAAAATGAAATGGAAAAAGAAAAAGAAGCCGGTATCGGTTTACCAGTTGCGGTCACTAATGATGTGGCACAACAACAAATGATGACACAAATAGACATGCAAGGCAATGAGCACCAAAATGATCTAGATATGAAGGGCAACGCGCACCAAAATAAACTAGACATGAAATTGAACCAGAGTAAGGAAAAAAATCCAGCAAACGAAAGTTATGCACACACTCTGAATATTGTAAAAAGAACTATCAGTTAAGGAAATAAAATGGAAGCAAGAGATTTGATTGATTATGCGGCACAAGATGATGCGGTTAATTTTAGAGCAGCGATGTATGCGGCCATTCACGATAGAGTGACAGCACACATTGATTCGAAGAAGCAAGAAATTGCTCATGGACTAATTAAACAGCAAGAAGAATCGGCTGATGATAAATAAAATAATATTTTTTCAGTTTGAAAAATCTAAAGGTTAAAAATGGCAAACATATACTCAACTCAAGTATTAAAAGATGATACGCAACATGCAGTCATTAAATGGACTGCTAAGTTTGATGGTAGTGGTCAAGAATCAACTCCCGTTAAATTGCAAGCAAACACATTATATGGTGCTCTTGCAACTAATGGTTATATGATAGCAAACACTCAAGGTGGGGCCGCAAACACATCACTGCCATACCATGGTCTGTCAATTTATCGTGTTTGGTATGATTGCTCATCGACTGGTGACGTTGAAATGAGTTGGACAGCAACAACATCAAACACAATTTTCATGTTTAATGGTAACGGAGAATATGATGGTGCAGGCAACTGGATCACAATTCCAAACTCAACAATTGGTACACCAGGTTCAAACGGAAACATTGGTATTACAACCAGAGGTATGGTTGCAAACGATAGCTACACAATCATTGTTGAAATGAGAAAACACAACGAATACTATCAGCGTGGCCAATTCAATGATCCAGCGGCGTTCAACTATAAACCATATGGAATAACACCATGAAGCTAATCAAAGAAATCAATGAAACGGTTAATTACCTTTCAGAAGCAAAAGACGGTAAAAAAGAACTGTTCATTGAAGGTCCTTTTTTAGTTGCAGAAAAGAAAAACCGCAACGGTCGTCTTTACGAATACAACACGATGAAAAAAGAAGTTCATCGTTATACAGAAGAATACATCAATAAGAATCGCGCCTTTGGCGAACTTGGTCATCCAGACTCACCAACCATCAATCTTGATCGTGTATCACACATGATTGTTGGTCTACGTGAAGAAGGTAATCAATGGATCGGCAAAGCTAAGATTCTAGAAACTCCAATGGGTAATATCGCTCGTCAATTAATTGAAGGCGGTGCACAGTTAGGAGTTTCTTCACGAGGTATGGGGTCATTGAAAAATGTTAACGGTGTTAATGTTGTTCAGCCCGATTTTTATCTGGCCACAGCGGCGGATATTGTAGCAGACCCTTCTGCACCAGGAGCTTTTGTTCAAGGTATCATGGAGGGTAAAGAATGGATGTTGGTTGATGGTGTCTGGACTGAAGTAGATCAGGTTGAAGCAGTGAGAGAAATCAAACGTGCATCACCCGCGCAGATTGAAGCAGTAAGTCTTCGCATTTGGGAAAACTTCATCAAAAAACTATAACCTATAAATATACAATATAAAATCAAGGAGATTTTTAAATGTCAAGATTCAAACTATCAGAAGCCGCTACCGCAATTTTAGAAGGTTCTAAAGAAACTTTAGCGGCTAACGTGGCAGCAAAACAAGGTCAACGTAAACAAGACGCTCACAAAAAGGGTGAAGTTGGCGAAGACGAACTACCAGCATCTGTTGCCTACGGCGAAAAGAGTGCAGGTGTTGTCGGTCGTTCACCAGAAGAAATGAATGACGGTCTACCAGATTACCTAAAAGGTACTCCATCAGCAACTCCTCCAGGTGCTACACCTCCAGTTGGTTCAGAAAAGGACGGCGTTGGTATTTCTAAGCCAAAAAATCAACCACAAGAAACTATGGGTCGTAAAGACGTTATGGTTCCTGCTCAATCTACTGCTGACCAATACGATGACATCCGTGACCGTATCATGGGCAAAGCACCTAAGCAAACAATGCAAGCAAATCCAGGCGCTAACTTCCAGTCATATGCTGAAGGTCTAGACATGTCTGAAGACGTTCGTGCTTTGTTGGACGGTGAAGGTCTATCAGAAGAATTCGCAACAAAAGCTACAACTATTTTTGAAGCCGCTGTTATGTCACGCATCGAAAAGATTGCTGAACAAGTTGAGTCTCAATTAGTTGAACAATTTGAAACTGCTGTAGAACAAGTTAAAGAAGATTTGGCCGCTAAGGTTGATGACTACTTGAACTACATGGCAGAAGAATGGATGAAAGAAAACGAATTGGCAGTTGACACTGGCCTACGTAATGAAATCGCTGAAGACTTTATCGGCGCTCTACGTAACGTATTCGTTGAACACTACATCGACATTCCAGAAGACAAAGTTGACGTTGTTTCCGAAATGGCAGAAAAAGTGTCTGCATTGGAAGACCAACTAAACGAACAAATCAATTCTGCAATCGAACTGAAAAAAGAATTGAACGAACACAAAAAATTCGAGGCTATCTACGCAGTGTGTGAAGGCCTATCGCAAACCCAAGTAGAAAAATTAAAATCACTCGCAGAGGGTGTGGAATTTACTACTGAAGAAGAATTTGCGACCAAACTGTCTACTTTAGTAGAATCATATTTCTCTAAGTCAGACGTAAAAGTTGCAGACAATTCTGCTTTGGATGATGAAGTCCACATCGAAGAAGAAAAGAAGACTCCTAAGTCTGCTGATCCTTTGATGGAACAATACGCAAGTGTGATTTCTAAATCACTTAAATAATAAATAAACTACAGTTTCAAAAATAAGGAGAACATTAACATGTTTATGACTGAAGAACTACAAAAAAAATGGCAACCGGTTCTGGAACATCCAGAACTAGCAGCTATTGCTGACCCATACAAGAAAGCTGTTACAGCACTTGTTTTGGAAAACCAACACCAAGCTATGCGTCAAGACGCTAGAATGTTGAACGAAACTCTATCTGACGCTGGTCCAACCAACGTTACAACTGGTGTTTCCAACTTCGACCCAATCTTGATCTCTTTGGTTCGCCGTTCATTGCCTAACTTGATCGCTTATGACATCGCTGGCGTTCAGCCAATGACTGGACCTACAGGTCTAATCTTTGCGATGCGTGCTCGTTACAATGCTCAAGCAAACACAAACGCAGAAGCATTCTACAACGAAGCTAACACCATTTTCTCTGGTGTGAACTCATCTGCTAACCCATACGGTTTCACAGGTACAAACGCATCTGACGCAAACACATGGTTCCAGATCAATGCTTCAGGTTCTGCTAATACTACTTCTGGTATTGGTATGCCTACAACTACTGCTGAACTATTAGGTTCAGAAAGCGGCCCAGCATTCCAACAAATGGCTTTCTCAATCGAAAAAGTTACTGTTACTGCTCAAAGCCGTGCGTTGAAGGCTGAATACTCACTAGAACTTGCTCAAGACTTGAAAGCAATCCATGGTCTTGACGCTGAAACAGCATTGTCAAACATTCTGTCTACAGAAATTCTAGCTGAAATCTACCGTGTAGTTATCCTCACAGTGTACAACACTGCTAAGATCGGTGATCAGTACGTTACTACTTACGCTGGTTACTTTGACTTGGAT